CGGTCGTGTGCCTGCGACTCGTTTCATTCTGAATTCAGTAATCGTCACAGTTTGTATCGTCGCGCCCTCCATATTTTCCCCGGAGGGATATTTGGAAAGCCAATTGGGGTCTAGGTTCTAGGGCTCACAGGAAGTTTTTGTGTGCTCCTTTCTTCCTGCTGGTCTCGCTCACATCGGGCCCTAGAATCTAGTCCTCAATTGGCCCCAAACGCCCTCTATCTAAGGAGCAACTATGGGTAAAAGGGCCTCAACCCCATCGAAACCCGCTCGAACTGTGGAACAACGAGAGGCGCAGATGATCAATCTGGCGCTTGAGCTCGCTGAGAAGCAGCTTCGGGAGGGCACAGCACCGGCAACAACGGTGAACCATTACCTCAAGCTTGCCTCCACAAGAGAACAGCTCGAGGTTGAGAAGCTGAGAAACGAAACGGCGCTACTTGAGGCGAAGAAGACTGCGCTTGTGAGTGCAGAGCAAGCCGAGAAGATCGCCAAGGAAGCTATCGAAGCCTTCCGTACATACTCTGGAGCGGGAGATGTTACGGACGTACTCTGATCTGTCTCGCCTCGAGACATTCGAGGAGCGTTTCGACTACCTATCACTCGATGGGCGAATCGGAACCTCGACGTTTGGCTTCGATCGATACCTGAACCAAAGATTCTACTCCTCAACCGAGTGGAAGAAGGTCAGGAACTTTGTTCTGGCTCGGGATGAAGCCTGTGATCTCGGAATCGAGGGCTTGGATATCAAGTACATGCCGCTGATCCACCACATGAACCCGATCCAGCCCGAGGATCTCGAGAACTTCAATCCAGACATCCTTGAGCCAGAGTTTCTCATCACGACAACCAAGAATACCCACAACGCGATACACTTCGGAGACCGATCGAGGTTGACACCACGAGTTGTTGAGCGTCAACCCAACGATCAAGCTCCCTGGAGGATCTAATGGGAACAATTCTTGAAGACGTCAAGAAGGCTCTCGGCATTGTCCCGGGATATGACGCCTTTGACGACACAATCCTCTTGCACATCAACACCGCAAGGATGGATCTCGCACAATTGGGGCCAAAATGCCTCGGGATCATTGAAAAGGAATCTCAGTGGTCCGTCTTTCCGGACGTTCAAGACGAATCGGCCATCCGGTCGTACATCGTCCTCAAGGTTCGGCTCATGTTTGACCCGCCAGGAAACTCCTTCTTGGTCACGGCATACCAGAAGCTGATCGAGGAGGCAGCATGGAGACTGATCTACCAGACGGAGGGGAAGTCCTAGCCCACCATGGCGTAAAAGGCATGCGCTGGGGAGTCATTCGAAAGAAGGCCTCCGCCGGACGTGTCGCCACAGCACGAGCTCTCCGAAAGGCTGGGCATGGAACCGCGAAAGCTGTATCCGGGACAGTCAGCGCAACCCGAAAGGGAGCCAAGGCCGTCCAGAAGGCCCACGAACACCATCAAGAGCGAACCATCGCCCGAACCCAGCGAAAGGCTGAGATCAAGGCTCGAAAGAAGTTCGCCAAGAAGGGCTACCGAAAGATCAGCGACGCCGAGCTCAAGTCCCGAATTTCCCGGCTGGAGCAAGAGAAACGCTATCGGGAGCTCAAGGCCGACCGCCACCTTATTCGAGGTCGTGAGGTCACTCGACAGATCCTCGAAGGGTCTCTCACTAAGGCAGGGACGTACGCCGGAAACAAGCTGATGCGTGCTGCCTTTGATAGCGCCTTTGAGCAAGCCACTGGCCAGAAGGCCGAAAAGGGCGGGCTTGGCGAGAAGGTCAAGAAAGCTGCTGAGAAGGCTCGTGAGGGTGCTGAAGAGGCAATGGCCGCAGCGAATGAGATGAAGACCGAATCTCGGTCCGAGGCTAAGGCTCTCATCGAGAAGTCTCGAAACAAGAAGATCCCGAAGCAGATCGAGAAGCCTAAGTCGTATAAGCAGACTAAGCCCTCGCCAAAGCCGAAGCGTCGTCCTCGTAACCCGGGGAGCCCGCTGAAGTAATGCTCTCGAACACCGCAGTACCAAAATACTACGGGCAGTTCCGGGATTCAGTCATCCGAGGCGAGATTCCAGTATGTGAAGAGATCTCCTGTGAGATGAATCGAATCGATTCGCTCATAGCGAACCCTGAGTACTACTACGACGACCAAGCTGTAGAAGGATTCATCGCATACTGCGAGAACGAGCTCACGCTGTCCGACGGAGCCGACCTCCACCTACTCGACAGCTTCAAGCTCTGGGCCGAACAGCTACTTGGCTGGTACTACTTCGAGGATCGCCAGGTCTTCGTCCCGTATGAGGACGGAGTAGGCGGTCGATACGAGACCAAAACAGTAAAGAAGCGCCTTACAATCAAGCAGTATCTGATCGTTGCTCGTGGAGCAGCGAAGTCGATGTACATGTCTCTCATCCAGAACTACTTCATGGTGATTGACACAACAACGACACATCAGATCGCTACGGCTCCGACCATGAAGCAGGCCGAAGAGGTGATGGGTCCATTCCGGACCGCTATCACCCGTGCCCGAGGTCCGCTGTACAAGTTCCTCACCGAGGGATCCCTTCAAAATACAACTGGTGCGAGGGCTAACCGCCAAAAGCTGGTTGCTACGAAGAAGGGTGTTGAAAACTTCCTGACGGGCTCCCTGCTTGAAGTCCGCCCCATGTCTATCGATAAGCTCCAGGGCCTGCGCCCGAAGGTTTGCACAGTTGATGAATGGCTCTCAGGGGACATTCGAGAAGACGTGGTTGGCGCGCTAGAGCAGGGAGCCTCGAAGGTTGACGATCCGGTCATTCTGGCCGTCTCCTCCGAGGGAACCATCCGCAATGCGGTGGGCGACACCATGAAGATGGAGTTGCTCAAAATCCTGAAGGGCGAATACGTTGCCCCTCACATCTCAATCTTCTACTACAGACTTGACGACATCAAGGAAGTAGCGGATCCTGCTATGTGGGTGAAAGCCCAGCCGAACATTGGCATCACTGTGTCCTATGATCGGTACCAGCAGGACGTCGAGCGAATGGAACAAGCACCTGCTGCTCGAAACGACATCCTCGCAAAGAGGTTCGGAATCCCCATGGAGGGATACACCTACTTCTTCACCTACGAGGAGACAATCCCGCACAGGAAGAATACCTTCTGGAACATGCAGTGCGCTATGGGCGCAGACTTGTCTCAAGGCGATGACTTCTGTGCATTCACCTTCCTGTTCCCACTCCGCAATCAGGCCTTCGGCGTTAAGACTCTGGCATACATCTCTGAGCTAACCCTCATGAAGTTACCGGGAGCCTTGCGCCAGAAGTATGATGAGTTCATCCAAGAAGGAACCCTCCGAGTCATGGAAGGAACCGTCCTGGACATGATGGAGGTCTACGAGGATCTGGACCAGCACATTGCTGAGCAGAGATACGATGTTTCGGCATTCGGGTTCGACCCGTACAATGCCAAGGAATTCGTGACTCGTTGGGAGCAGGAGAACGGTCCGTATGGTGTGGAGAAGGTAATCCAGGGAGCCCGAACCGAATCGGTCCCCCTCGGCGAGTTGAAGAAGCTTGCTTCGGAACGCCTCCTCATCTTCGACCAGAAACTCATGGCCTTCACCATGGGAAACTGCGTCACCCTCGAGGATACCAACGGAAACCGGAAGCTACTGAAGAAGAGAACCGAAGAGAAGATCGACTCAGTGGCTGCTCTGATGGATGCCTTCGTGGCATACAAGAATAACAAGGAGGCATTCGAATGAGCGAGGAGGTGAAATGGGTCTTAGTGATCGATTGAGCCACGCCTGGAATGCATTTACAAGGTCTCCGGACAAGAAGAACTTCACACCTGAGTATGGATCGTGGACCTTCGGAAATCCGAACCTGAATTACCGTCCTGTCGTCGGCGATCAGACCATCGTCACTAGCATCTACAACCAGATCGCTATCGATGTCTCAAATGTTCCGATTCGCCACGTTAAGACGGACGAGAACGGCAACCTCAAGAGCTACTACCGTAGTTATCTCGACGACTGCCTCTCTCTGAGTGCCAACATCGACCAGACCGGCCAGGGATTCTTCCAGGATCTCGTGCTGTCTCTGTTCGAGGAAGGCGCTGTAGCGATTGTTCCCGTGGACACAGACGTCAGCCCCGATATGACTCAGGGCTACGACATCAAGTCCATGCGTGTTGGTACGATTCTCAACTGGTATCCGCGCCATGTCCGGGTAGAGGTCTACAACGACCAAACTGGACAGCGAGAACAGCTCACGTTGGAGAAGGAATTCGTGGCTGTTGTGCAGAATCCTCTGTACAGCGTAATGAATGCTCCGAACTCCACTCTGCAGCGACTCACTCAGAAGCTGCATCTGCTGGACGCTATCGACAAGCAGTCTGGATCCGGCAAGCTGGACATCATCATTCAGCTTCCGTACGTTGTCAAGACTGAGTTGAAGAAGCAGCAGGCAGAAGCCAGGCGAAAGGCGATTGAGGAACAGCTCGCCGGCTCTCAGTATGGTATCGCTTACACCGATGGTGCAGAGCGAATCACTCAGCTGAACCGACCGTCCGAGAACAACCTCATGAGCCAGATTCAGTGGCTCACAACGCAGCTGTACAACCAGCTCGGAATGACGGAAGATGTCTTCACCGGCAAGGCTGACGCTCGTCAGATGCTGAACTACCAGAACCGCACGGTTCGCCCAGTTCTGAAGGCGATCACTGATGCCCTCACCAGGACATTCCTCACGAAGACTGCCCGAACGCAGAAGCAGCGGATCATGGCGATCGAGGATCCGTTCCTCAACGTCCCGCTCGAGGAGATGTCCACGCTGGTCGACTCCGTCAAGCGCAACGAGATCGGCACAGCCAATGAGCTTCGACCGAAGTTCGGCTGGCCGCAATCAGAGGAAGAGACGGCAGACCAGTTGGTGAACTCCAACATCAATCCGGCAACCGAGATGGAGCCGACAGGCGAAGAGCCTATCGAGGAGATCCCAGCTGCCGATGTCCCAATTTCCGAACTGATGGAGAGTAGTCAAAATGGCAGTTAAGTGCGACTTCTCCGGCTACGCCACCAAGAACGATGTTCGGTGCTCGGATAACAAGATCATCCGGCATGGCGCATTTGCGGCGTATGACGGGAAGACCGTGCCTCTGGTCTGGCAGCACAAGCATGGGGATGTTGAGAACGTCCTCGGCCATGCCGACCTTGAGGTTCGTGAGGATGGGGTTTACGCCTACGCCCATCTGAACAACACCGACCGTGGGCGGACTGCTCGAGAGATGGTCCGAAACGGTGACGTAAAGGCGATGAGCATCTATGCGACCCATGTTCGGGCCAAGGGCAACGACGTTGTCCACGGTGAGCTCGTCGAGGTCAGCCTGGTGCTTCGTGGCGCCAACCCTGGCGCACTCATTGACCAAGTCTCCATCGAGCATGGTGATGACGGAGAGGAGATTGCGGCTGTGATCTACACTGACGAGGATCTTGACTTCGTTTCTCACGGCGATGAGGATGAGGACTTCGAGGCGGAGGAGACGGACGACGTCGAGCACGCCGAGGAGGAGCCTGAGGCCAATGCTGAGGGCGACGAGGACGACCCCACTCTTGGGGAGATCTTCGACGGAATGACCGAGGAGCAGAAGACGGCGGTTTATGCCATCGTCGGACAGCTGGTTGATTCCGTGGACGAGGAGGCGGAGGAGTCTGAGACCGAAGAGGTCGATGACACCGCCCATTCCGACACTACTACTGAGGAAGACGACTTGGCTCACAAGAATGTGTTCGAGGGCTCCGCTGACACCCAGGAGCTCCCGGTTCTGACCCACGCCCAGGTTGAGACCATCTTCGAGGACGCCCGTTCCGGCGGCTCTCTGAAGCAGGCCATCCTGGCTCACGCTGACGCCTATGGTATCAAGCAGATCGAGACCCTCTTCCCTGAGGCGAAGGATCTGTGGAATACCCCGGAATTCATCAAGCGTAAGACCGATTGGGTCAACGCTGTTGTTGGGGGCGCCAAGCACTCACCCTTCTCCCGTATTCGCACCCGCTTCGCCGACATCACAGCGGACGAGGCCCGTGCCAAGGGTTACATCAAGGGCAATAAGAAGGAAGACGAGGTCTTCACGCTTCTGCAGCGTGTCACCTCGCCGACCACCATCTACAAGAAGCAGCGCCTGGACCGTGACGACATCCTGGACATTACCGACTTCGACGTCGTATCCTGGATCCGTGGAGAGATGAAGATCATGATCGAGGAGGAGCTCGGTCGAGCTGTCCTCATCGGTGATGGTCGCCAGGCTTCCTCCAAGGACAAGATCAAGGAGGACTGCATTCGTCCCATCTACAAGGAGGACTCGCTGTACGCTCCGCGCGTCGTCCTTGCCAAGGCCACCACCACCGAGGACGTACTGGACTCTATCGTCCGCGCCATGGACGACTACGACGGTGCCGGTAACCCGACCTGGTTCGCCGAGCCTCACATGGTCACCGAGATCCTTCTGCTGAAGGACAAGATGGGTCACCGTCTGTTCCGCAGCGTCTCCGAGCTGGCTGACTACGTCGGCGTCTCGAAGATCGTCAAGGTTCCGCTGATGAAGGGTCTGCAGCGCACCTCCACCAAGAACGGTACTGTTGACGCTCTGGGTATCATCGTCAACATGACTGACTACACCATTGGTGCCGACAAGGGCGGCCAGTTGTTCGCGGCTGAGGACTTCGACATCAGCTTCAACCAGTACCACTACCTCCTGGAGACCCGTCTCTCCGGTGCGCTGACTCACCCGAAGTCTGCGATCATCGTCGAGCGGAAGACCGAGGACGGGAACGTCGTTCCGGAGCCGTGATAGATGGCCAAATTCTTCGGTGACATAGGATTCGCTACGCAGGTCCAAACTTCGCCGGGAATTTGGGAAGACAAGATCATCGAGAAGCAGTACTATGGCGACATCTTCCGCGAAGCACGTCGCTTTAGTGGCAGCGATGAGATTCTTGGATCAATCAACCTGAGTAACCAGATCAGTGTAGTTGCTGATGGCTATATCACGGATAACGTCCAGAATCTCAGGTACGTTCGCTGGCTGGGGGGACTTTGGAAAGTCTCTTATGTCGAACTGAAGTTCCCCCGGCTGGTTCTCGAGATGACGGGGGTGTATAATGGACCGACGCCTAGCTCTCCATGAGAAGCTGGTAGAGATCCTCGGGTCTGAGAATGTCTATTATCAGCCACTCCCGTCAATCAAGCTCTCGTATCCATGTATCATCTACGAGAGAAACCCGGGCGATCCGATGTATGCTGACAATCAGAAGTACATCAAGGCGAACCGGTTTCAGGTGACCCTAATCGCCCGCCATCCCGAGGACCCGACTAGGACCAAACTCGAAGATCTCCTGTTCAGTCGTCATATGACTCGACAGGTGACCGATAACCTCTATCACGACATCTTCGATGTCTATTACTAGGAGATAACATGGCTGCACTTGTCTGGGACAAGACTGGTGAGCGCAGGATTGAGACTGGTGTCGATCACTGTGCGCTGTATGTATACGACCCTTCGACCAAGACCTACGGCAAGGGCGTTGCTTGGAATGGTATCACCGCCATCTCCGAGAAGCCCGAGGGCGCCGAGGCTACCGACCTGTACGCCGACAACATTCTGTACCTGTCTCTGCTCTCCGCCGAGAAGCTGAAGGGTACGATTGAGGCTTACACCTACCCCGACGAGTTTGAGGCTTGTGACGGCTCTGCCGAGCTGACCAAGGGTGTTAAGATCGGTCAGCAGGATCGTGTTGCGTTCGGTCTCGTGTACCGCACCAAGATTGGTGACGACGTTGCGGGTCAGGACCGCGGATACAAGCTGCATGTCCTGTACGGCTGCAAGGCTTCTCCCTCGGAGAAGGGCTACAAGACGGTCAACGACTCCCCTGAGGCGATCTCGTTCTCATGGGAGATCTCGACCACGCCCGTCAACGTTGCTGGCGCCAAGCCCACCTCGCTTCTGACCATCTCGTCTCTCGACGTCGACGGTACCAAGCTCAAGTCCCTCGAGGCCAAGCTGTTCGGTGCTGACGCTCAGGGAGGGCAGCAGGCCGCTGAGCCTAAGCTGCTTCTGCCTGACGAGATCAAGGCCCACTTCGCAGGCTGATGACTACACCGGGGGCTCAGAGACCAAGACTCCTGGGCCCTCGGTGCCTGCAATGCTTATAGTTTCTATCCCCGAGCGCGAGGGGTTTGACGAGGAGACACAGTCGTTCGTCTCCCTGCCCGGCGGAGAACTACATCTGGAGCACAACCTGATCGCACTGTCAAAATGGGAGTCGATCACCCACAAACACCTCATCGGTAACGAGGACGTCACTCCAGAGGAGATGCTCCTCTACATCGAGTGCATGATCACTGATGAGGAATACGATCGTGAGCTCCTGGATAGGCTCCCCGCCAGTGAAATCGAACGTGTAAGCAATTACATGGCCGACACAAAGACGGCGACCACCTTCGTCAAGAAGGGCGACAAGGACGGTTCTGGAGAATACACATCCTCGGAACTAATCTACTACTGGATGATCGCTTGCCAGATCCCATTTGAGTGCGAGACCTGGCATCTGAGCCGTCTACTAACGCTGATTCGAGTCTGCAACGAGAAGAATCAGCCCGAGAAGAAGATGTCCCGGTCCGACATCCTGTCAAGGAACCGGGATCTGAACAGAGCTAGGCGCCAAGCGCTTGGCTCGAAGGGATGAGTATGGGAAAGCACGAAGAGTTCCCTGACGAGGCATTCGCCCCGCAGGCTCACATCGGCACTGACCCTATGGAAGACAAGGACATTCACGTGTCCCAGACTACTGAGGTGATGCAGTGAGCGTTGCACAGCAGGTCCTCGCTCGAGCTGCGGCGAGGATTGGATACTATGCCCCAGATGACCCACAGCCTGGATCCGAAGCTGGTCGTTACTGGGCCGCACGATCTGGTCAGCAGTGGCTTGCTGGACCGTCCGACTCTGTGTGGTGGTGTATGCTCTTCGTTAGCATGTGCCTGGACGAGTGCGGACAAATTGACGCTATTGGCGGGTTCTCTTTCAACACAGATTATACCGTTAACAAGGTCCGTCAGCACCCCACGGCTTACTTCGTGTCGGTTTACGACGCCCAGCCAGGAGATGTCCTCATCTTCAACTGGGACGGCGGCGGAACAGACCATGTGGGATTCGTCGAGAAGAATCTGGGAGGCGGTACGCTCCAGACTATCGAGGGAAACACCTCTTCGGGCGACTGGGGATCCCAGAGTGCCGGTAATGGTGTATGGCGGCGTGTCCGTAGCGAATCGATCGCCTATGTAATCCGTCCCGCCTACTCTGACGGCGGCGCCAAGTCTGGTCCTGCGGACATCCGTGCCCTGCAGCGGGCAGTTCGGGCAAACCCCGACAATGTAGCCGGTCCGAATACCCGTTCTCGGTGCTACGCGCTGTCCTGCGCCTCTTCTTGGGGCGGGAATACCTTCCCCTTCGGCGTCAAGTTCACTCAGTCCGTCGTCGGAACTGAGCAGGACGGCATCTGGGGCGAGGCATCCGAGGAAGCACATGACGAAACCGTCGAGAACGTCCAGCGCGCTGTCGGTTCCGAGGTCGATGGCGTCTATGGTCCCGACACAAACACTCGAGTAAACGCGATGCTTGATCGCGCTGAACAGCCGTAGGAGGCTAAACAATGGCAGCCCCATACTGCACTTTAACCGGGACCATTCCGGGAGGAGAAAAGGGTCGGGCAATCGTCCGAATCATTCCTGACGTCGTCGGAGCCACGGCGACTGTCAACGGGGTCACAGTCGGTATGCGAGAGCATACTGTTCGGACAGACCAGGCTGGTGCTGTCAATGTTGAGGTGCTGGCTCCGGGCGCTGGAGTGACCCCCTCTGGCGCCTGGACCCACACCATCTATGTCGACTCCCCCGGGATTGATCTCGTCAAGCACCTGGCCCTCACGCAGGGCGGCGAGATTGACATTATGGCCGCCGATCCCACTGACGAGATCGCCCCACTCCCTTTCGGTGGTGGCGGAGGCGGTGGGGGCGTAGGACCCGTTGGTCCTCCCGGGCCTCCTGGTAAGAATGGCGCTCCGGGTCTTCAAGGCCCAAAGGGCGACCCCGGACCCAAGGGAGATCCTGGTCCGAAGGGTGACCCGGGACCTCGAGGAGAGCAGGGTCCTCCTGGACAGGCTGGAGGAGCAGCATCCCTTCCGGAGTATCTGAAGGAAGCGGCGCTCAATGCGAAGTTCCTGACAAATACAAATGCTGCATCGACCTATTACTCCCAGTCAGCTGCCACTACTGCGCTCGCTAAGAAGGCGGACGTCGCTCAGCTAGCCACAAAAGCTGATCGGGTCGATCTGAATGCTACGAACGCTCTTGTCGCGAAGAACCTGAACCCATTCCAGACAGGAGCAAGATACTACTCACCAGTAACTTACTACTGGCCCGACTACTATCAGGATGGAAAGCCCGGACAGTTCTCCAAGTGGGCTCAGACACTCAAGTTCCGTGACGAGCTTGGGTACGTCATCATGAACCGCAACAGCGGGGACTGGGAAGCCTACGAGAAGGACTTCAAGAAGCAGGCTGAACTAGCTCTTGCCGCTGGAGCAAAGAAGATCCTGTTCTACATCAAGACTCAGTACGGCGCAGCAAGCCTCGGGCACGATGATCCTGGTCGAGCCGGCATCCCGAACCCCGACAAGTTCTCCAAGGAATACATCCTCGAGCAGCTTAAGCGGGCTAAGCAGTGGTATGGCGATCTCGTTCAGGGCGTGTTCCTCGATGAGGTCATCAACGGTTGGGGAACTCAGGCTGGGCGAGTCCCATGGTACAAGGATCTCATTAACACGATCCGCACCAATGAGGGATTTAACTTCGTCATCGGGATTAACACCGGATCCAACATCTCCGAGGAGATGTGTAAGCTAGACTTCAACGTCTGCATGATGTATGAAGGCACTGCCCAGAAGTTCCTGACGAATGACGAGCAGACTCCGATCCTTCCGGCCCACATGGCCGAGTATCCGTCAACTCGTTGGTGGGCTACAGTCCACACGACCAACTCTCTGAACTACCGCGAGGTGTTCCAGAAGCTCGACTCGCTCGGAATCGGCCACGTCTACGTCACTGACGGCGTTCTTGCTGAGGACGATCAAAATGGTGGTCAATGGGCCCCAGTTGGCAACCCTTACGCCAACCCGCCTGGCGAGAAGATCCGAGAACTCATCATTCCCTGGATCAAGGGCTACCTAGAGCTCAAGCTCAGAGTTGACGGTATGACCTCCGATGGCTCTAAGATCCTAGTTCTCGGTAAGGATGATCCGGTTCCTGCCGGAACTCCTGCTGGAACAGTGATTGTGAGGAGAGCTCGATAATGGCCAGCATGCTCCCTGTTCTGGGAACATGGTGGTTCGGTAACGGTCGACGAGATGGAGATGGAGCTTACATTAATGTAAACTCCTCAACCACTCCATACGACCAGCACGCCATTCCAGTTCTCCAGAAGAAGTTCCGGTTCACCCTGAACTACACCTCTGGTGATGAGAACCGCTTAGTCTTCCGAGCAAGCCGGCTCAACGACAAGAAAGAGAACATCTTTCAGGAGCTCGTCGAGACTAAACGTCTTCCGGCCGGCACTAAGCGGACAATTGACCTCGACATCGTCCTCCCGGATAGTCAGTATCCACTATGGCTGCCATCTATTCAGGTGCCATCAACTGGCCATGACATCCTGATCCACAGCCTCGAGGTCTACCCGACTCCTCCTGAGGGAATCGAGTTTGTATCTCGAGCTGTCGGTGAAGGTATGGGCGGATCCATGCCTGACCTAATGGCTCCGTCGCAGTGGGGAGACCTAGCTGTGGTGTTCTACGCATCGCAGTTCGGCAACACTGCCGCTCGTCCTCCAGTAGGATGGGTGGTCGCTATGCAGAATAATGCGGGCGGCCGATCGGGCTATGTCGCCGTCAAGAAAGTGACCAGTCCTCAGGATACCTTGGGCGTGCAGTTTGGAGGGACAGTAGCGTCTGGTGCTAGGGAACGTGCGCTGATGATCATCGTTCGCGGAGTCAAGGATTTCGACATCCATACCTGGCAAGCAGGACTCCCTGAGATCGATCCGAAGCGTCTTGGGTTAGTGGCCGGGCAGTATCACGGGGACAAAAGAACTCCTTTGACCGACTGGCGAACCACAAAGAACAAGTGGAACGCTGGTACGAACTCCACGACTGACTCCTGGTCCGCGCTTCTCGTCGGCGAGACTGAGAAGATCACTGGAATTCCCAATGCAAGCGCATGGGCCTGGGTCTATTTGACCCCAATGATCGACGCAGCGGCCCAGGAGGAGTCTAACCCCACCGTCGAGATAGTTGGAGCAGAGAGAGGGATCGTTACGGTATTTGAGGCTGACGATTCCGAGACTCCGGCTCATATGAGAGCAGTCCCCAAGGGGTATAAGGACATCGGAACCATGATGATCACCAAGGGATTCCTTGTGGCTCATCGTGGAGGTTCGGTAAGCTGGCCTGAGGCGTCCATTAGGGCCTATACGAACTCCGTCATGTTCGGAGCAGGAGCCCTTGAGGTGTCTTGTCAGCGCTCGAAGGACGGAATCTGGTTCCTGAACCACGATCGAACTCTTCAGCGTACTGATCCAACTGCGCCAAGTACCCCCGTCACCGAAATGACCTGGGATGAGATCCGAAAGTTCAAGACTGTTGGTGAACCAATCATGAAGGTCGAGGACTACTTCCGGGCATACGGGTCGAGTCACATCACAGTTCTGGATCCGAAGTACTCGGCGACTAACTGGCAGGAACTGAAGCAGTTCTTCCCATCTGACGCCAAGAATCGGATCATCTGGAAGTTCTCTGTTGACGCCACTTGGCTTGTCAATCAGTGGAAGGCTGATGGATGGAAGTGCTGGGGATACTCTTACCCGGAGCATGTCGCCGATGGGAGACTTAATGGTTGGGCCGCCCCATGGGACTACCTCGGAATGTCCTTCGAGGCAGACCAAGCAACCTGGACCAAGACCCTTGCCCTGGGTAAACCCGTCTGGGCGCACATCTGCGCTACCAGGGACCAGTATAACCAAGCAATGCAAAAGGGCGCTGCTGGATGTATGGTCTCTGGCGTAGCGAACATCCTAACCGAGAGTCTAGTCTAGGAGAATCATGATCACGATCGAGAGTCAGGGCGAATGGAAGCTGACCAGAAACTGGTTTGACAGAATGACCAAGCTCGACCTGGCTCTGATCATGAATCAGTTCGGTAAGGAGGGGGTAGCTGCCCTCGCCTCGGCTACCCCTTCCCGAACCGGAGCCACAGCTAAGTCCTGGAACTACGAGGTAAAGCGAACAGGTAACAACTGGAAGATTACCTGGACGAATTCCAACGTCAACAAAGGCGCCAACATCGCCGTACTCATCCAATACGGCCACGGAACCCGCAATGGCGGCTACGTCGTTGGTCGAGACTACATCAATCCTGCTATCAGACCGGTCTTCGACAAGATAGCTCAGAAGGCCTGGAAGGAGGTCACTAGATAGTGGCAACTATTGATGAGCGGGTAGTCTCGCTCAAGATGAACAACAAGCAGTTCCTATCTGCCATTCAGGAATCTGCGTCTAGTATGGACAAACTCAAGGGCGCTCTGAAGCTCGACCAGGCTACTTCTGGATTCAGCCGCCTAAGCGAGATCGCTAAGAACACCACTTTCGGCGACCTTGCGGCTAAGGCACTGGACATCGGCAAGAATATGACCGTCATGCAGGGCATGGGTCTCGCCGCATTCGGTGGAATTGGTGCTGCCGCACTCTCGGCGGGTCATCAGATCTTGTCTGGCTTCTTCCAGACGGTCAAGGATGGATTTAACGAGTATGAGCTCAAAATGAGAGCCATTCAGACCATTATGGCGAACACCGCCGAGAAGGGCACCACACTCAGTGAGGTCAAGACCTCCTTGGCAGAGCTGAACACCTACGCCGACAAGACGGTGTATAGCTTCAGCGACATGACGAACGCCATTGGTCTGTTCACTGCCGCTGGCGTGGACCTGCAGACCTCAGTTGCGTCCATTAAGGGTCTCTCGAACCTTGCGGCGGCTTCGGGTTCTACTGCCCAGCAGACTGCAACGGCATACACTCAGCTCTCCCAGGCCATCTCGGCGGGCGTCATCCACCTGCAGGACTGGAACTCGCTTGTTAACGCCGGTATGGGCGGCGAGTCCTTCCGAAACGCTCTGATCGAGACCTCTCGAATGATGGGCACCGGGGTCGACGAGGCTATTGCAAAGAAAGGCAACTTCCGAGAGTCCCTCAAGGAAGACTGGCTTACCGCGCAGGTTATGACCACGACTCTGACAGCCTTGACGAACGATCTTTCCGAGGCCCAGCTAGTCGAGATGGGGTACTCTGAAGATCAGGCTGCCATGCTTAAGCGGTTCGCGGGGAATGCGTTTGACGCGGCAACTAAGGTTCGAACTTTCAGCCAGCTCATCGACACGACTAAGGAAGCGATTGGCTCTGGATGGGCCGAGACCTTCGAGATCCTGTTCGGTGACTTTGAGGAAGCTACCGAACTATTTACTGGTATCAGCAACTGGCTTGGTCAGTTAATCAGTGATAGCGCCGATGCCAGAAACAGCTTCCTACAAATGTGGAAGGATATGGGCGGGCGCTCGGAACTCGTCCGCGGCCTAACTAATATCTTTAAAGCCCTGGTAAAGATCATCGGGCAAGTGGTAAGCGCCTTTAGGGCAGTGTTTATGAATGCTTCGCCGGAAGGTCTGTATAAGCTGACGAAAGCTTTTGCAGACTTCACTGAGAAGCTAATCATCACCGACAATTTCGCCGACAAGCTGCAGTGGACCTTTACTGGAATCTTCTCAGTCTTTCACATTCTGTGGACTATCGTCTCTGAAGTTGGACAGGTCATCTTCACGGTTGCCGCCCACATCATTGGCGCGTTGTTCCCGGCCTTTGCTGGAGTGAACTCCGGAATCTTCCAGATCACCAAGGTTCTGGGCAAGGTAATCTACTGGTTTGACCAGTGGTTCACCAAGCTTGACATCGGAGGAAAGGTCCTAAAACTTCTCCTCCCACCGATTGACCTCCTCGGTACGGCTATCAAGTGGGTGGTCGAGAAGATCCACGACTTTATCATGTGGCTTGACGTAGGCACCAAGGTAACGAAGGTCGGCCAGACACTGAAGGATCTCTCGTCCAAGTTCGGTCTCGTCAAGGAGGCTATCAAGAACTCGGTCGTAGGCCAGCAGTTCCTTACCGCATTCGAGACGGTCCAGGATACGATCGAGAAGGCTAAGGATAAGCTCCATTCGTTCGGCGAGAGTGTCGGAAACAAACTAAAGGCCAAGCTGAATGCCGGAAAGGCCGCTGTATCCGACTACTTCAAGGGCTTCCAGCTCGGCGATCTCTCCTCTTCTGAGGCAATCATTTCCAAGCTCACCGAGAAGTTCAACGAACTCGGCGAGAAGATGAAGATTGCGGAGAAGGTCCAGTGGCTCAAGGAGAAACTCATTGAGCTGAAGGACGCGCTTGAGGAAGTCTGGCAGAAGATTCAAAATAGCAGTGCCTGGGAGAAGCTTGGCGCTACGGCTCACGCGGCAGGCCAGAAGTTCAAGGAGCTTGCAGTCTCATTCCGAGACTGGGTCAATGGTCATGGCGATGTTAAGCAGAAGGCCGGAGAAGCAGCTGGCGCAGTCGCTTCGGTCGGAACTGCCACGGCTCAGGCCGCTAAGGATGCAGCTGGTGCAGCTAAGCAGAACTTCCTACTCAAGTGGGCGGAGGACATCAAGCGGATCGCGCAGCAGCTGCACCTCCCCGAGCTCTTCGAGACAATCAAGCAGAAGCTCGTCGAGTTCAAGAACTTCATCAAGCAGCAATTCGCCCCTGATGTTAAGGGTGCTGCGATGAAGGCTTTCGGCGGTATTGGTGAGGCACTATCCAAGTCCAACGAGAACCTCAAGTCGTATGACATGGGTAAGATTCTTGTTGGGGCGATTGGCGCTGGAACCCTGGTTGCATTCACTCGATGGATCAATTCCTTCAAGAAGAACTTCGACAAGATCGGAGATGTCGCCGAGAAGTTCGGTAATGTCCTCGATCAGCTCGGTGGCGTTCTTGAGGGATTCCAGGAGCGGCTTAAGGCTAAGGCCCTGCTTACTATCGCGATCGCTCTTGGTGTTCTTGCTGGGGCTCTGGTCGTGATGTCACTTGTGCCTGCGCCGAAGCTTCTGATTACGCTTGGTGTGATGAAGATTCTCTTCAACATGTTGGAAAACATGATGGAGTCGATGACAGAGCTCAAGAAGTTCAAGAAGGACGCCCCAGTCATCATGGGCCTCCTTATCTCGCTTGGCGTTGCACTGATTCTTCTGGCCACGGCGGTTAGGATCCTCGCCGGGATGGAAGTTAAGGAGGCTATTGTTGGTGTTACAGCAATGCTCCTTCTCCTCAACGGGCTCAAGGCATTCCTTACCGGTATCTCCGGAACCAAGGGTGCTGAGCGAGGAGCATCGCTCCTCATGGGGCTCGCCGTTGCGTGCATTCTTCTATCGACTTCAGTATACATGCTAGGTTCGATGAAGACTGGAACCGCACTCCAGGGTGTGATTGCCCTAGCAGCAATTGTTGGGGTCCTGTCCGGATTCCTAATGCTGACTAGCCAGAACCCATTCATGGCTAAGGGTGCTGGGATCCTTCTTGGGCTTGCTGTATCGGTAAATATTCTAGTTGCAGCAATCTACTTACTCGGGTCTATGGATACTGGACGACTTGTTCAGGGCACGCTGGCCGTAACTGTTCTAATCACGGTTCTATCGGTAGCCACAAACGTCGCAGGACGTGGAAGCAGCGGACGAGGAGCCGCTTCGATCGTTGCCATGGCCGCAGCGATTATGGTCCTTGTTGGGGCAGTATACATTCTTGGCAGCATGGACATCGCCAAACTTGCCCAGGGCATGATTGCTCTTGCGGCGGGTCTGACAATCCTGGTCATAGCAATGGCTGCTGCTGACACCTTCAAGGAAGGCGCTATTGGCCTAGCCATCGGCTCTGTGAGCATGATGATGTTTGCCGCCGCTATGGAGCGACTCAGCAGTCTGAGTTGGATGCAGGTCGCCATCGGTCTTGTGGCACTGGCCGGCGGATTCATCGTCCTTCTGGCGGCGGCTTGGGTAGCCGAGATGGTCGCTCCTGGCCTAATCCTGCTTACTGCGGTCCTGCTGGCATTCGGTTTGGCGCTACTCCCGATCTCGATCGGTCTTGCTGCATTCGCGGCAGTCTTGGGTATCTGTGCCACGACTGGTTCAGCGGCATTCCTGGTTCTGACCGAAGGACTTCAGCAGCTGGGCGCAATCCTACCTCAGTTGGCGATCGACTTGGCCAATGCTATCGCCAACTTCATCATCACCCTGGGGGATAAGGCTCCTGAGCTTGCCGTGGCTATGGCCAAGCTCATCGGCGCAATGTGGTACGCCATCATTGAGAATACTCCGTTAGTGGTTTCAGCGATCTTCACTCTAATCAGTGCTATACTGACAGAGATGGATAATCACGCCTATGAGTATGGTTCTAAGGGCGCAGATACCGTTGCTAAGTTCATCCAGGGTATTGCCGATAACATGCAGAACATCATCAATGCTGGTGCAGACTTGATTGTCAACTTCCTGGATGGAATCGGCAACAACGCCGGACGAATAATTGATAAGGCCGTATGGACCATCCTTAAGTTCCTTGAGGGCGTCCGGGATGCGATCAACAACTACTCTGCCCGATTCCGCCAGGTCGGTAAGGAGATCGCATGGGCCATCATCGATGGTGTAACTGGTGGACTCGCATCCAAGGCTTGGAAGATCGGTTCTGAGCTGGTCCAGGGCGCCAAGAACGGTATCTCTAAGATGAAGAGCTACCTGGGTATCGCTTCTCCTTCCCGACTCATGAAGACTATCGGTGGATTCATGGGTGAGGGTCTCGCTATCGGTATACGTGCCGAGCATGAGAACATCGCTAACGCCAGCGAGGGAATGGGCAAGACCGCCTATGAGGCTCTGTCTCAGGCACTCGAGGGAGTCAATGAACTCATCGAGGAAGACCCGTCCTACAAGCCGGAAGTCAAGCCCGTTCTCAATCTCGAGGAGATGGAGAAGCAGGCAAAGGGTATTAACAGCCTCATGCCTGCAATCGGCACCACGCTCAATGCAGCGAATGGTGCACGGCCTACAATTCCTGTGGACGCCAAGTTCGATGACAAGAACAGTCAAAATGGCACCACAAACATCACCTTCAACCAGACGAACAACTCGCCAGAGGCCCTTGACGCTGCGGACATCTACCGCAACACCAAGACGCAGCTGGCCATGGCAAAGGACGCGTTGACTGTATGATCACCGAAGTCTCATCTCTCACCAAGGGGGGCGAATCCCTCAATCTTGATCTATTCGACCCCTGGAGCTCGGGTATCGCAGTCAAGGAGATCACCGGTCTTGGTCCAGTCAAGACGGAACTCAGTCTTGAGCGGTATGCGCTGATTGATGGGGCATTCCTGAAGGGGGCGAGGGTGGGGACTCGTAATGTGGTTCTCACCCTCATCCCCGTCGGGGAAGACATCCAGACTGAACGCCGAAAGATCTACCACTATTTTCCAGTTGGGGAGACAGTGACTTTTGGCGTGGTTACAGACCAGGTAGCCGTCAAGTCCAGCATGATCGTCGAGTCTGTCGAACCCAACATCTTCTCCGAGAGGCAGGAGATTGGCGTCTCGCTGATTGCTATTGACCCTTACTGGCGATCCAACTCCCCATCTATCACGGGTCTTGTTGGGTTCAACGACGTTACGCCTCTGTTTCAGTTCCCGTTCAAGTCTGCGGACAACCCCAAGGAACTCATCTTCGGCGATATGTCCAACTCGTCTGGTAAGGACATCAACTACCTCGGCGACGCTGACACAGGCGTTGTCATCACCTTCTCCTTCAATGGCAATGTGTCTAACCTGACCGTGATCAACCAGACCTATGATGAGGCTATGATCATCAACAAGGTCAAGGACTTCTATCGTGGCGAGCAGCTTGTCATCGACACTCGGCCAGCTAAGAAGTCTGTCAAGCACATTGCCGGTGGTAAGGAGTCGTTCATCACCGGTGTTCTCGACATCAAGAGTCAATGGATCAAGCTCCACCCGGGCAACAACACCATTGGTCTGCAGTTCGTCGGGAACCCCAATGACATGGATATCTCTATCGAATACGAGACCTTGTATAGGGGCGTCTAATGCATCTGTTTTACAGAAACCGTCTGGACTGGAAGGACACACGTGAGATTCCAGACGACTTCATCTCACTGAACTGGACCGAAAGGGCGTATGACTTCGGTCAGTTCGAGCTGGCAGTCTTCACGACTGACTCGGTCCCCATGTACCGCCTCGGGAACTTCATCTCGAGGGATGACACGGATACCGTGATGGTTATCGAGACCTGCGCTATTGAGCAGCAGAACAATGGTAGCTATAAGCATACCTACTCGGGGCGTTCCCTCGAAAGCATCTACACCTGGCGAGTCCTGGAGCACAAGACCTTCATCAAGCCTGACGCTCAGCAGAAGTTCAATGCCCAGTTGTTCGCTCAGCAGATGGCTAATAACCATCTTGGTCCTGCGGCTGGTGCCTCCAGAGCTCTTCCTGGGTGGACATTCCATGGAGATCCGGAAGTCAGCGAGTATGCTTATGTGAATGACACGGGTCAGAAGCTTCAGGACGGAAAGTGGGTTGTGTGGGATCGTTGTCCCCTCAACGAGCCATTCGGGCAGATCCTTCAGGCCTGCAAGCCAAACGGGTATCCCCTCTACTACAAGGTCACTTGGGAACAGGGGGACTTCCACACCTACATCCGACACCCTCGCCTTGTCGAGACTATCGTGCTCTCGGATAAGAACGAGAACTTCACGGACTACAAGGCCGTCTACTCCATTGTCGACTCGAAGAACGTCGTTTACGAGATCTTCGACTCGGGCGATGTTGAGCTGAATGACAACTGGATTGCAGATGGCACGACTCACCGTAGGGAGCACCGACTCCGCTATGGTGATGGTGTGGACCGACGAGAGGCCCTGTGGAACAACACTCAGGTCCACAAGCCTTACCGAGCTGAGGACTGGAAGGCTCTGACGCCGGCTCAGAAGCAGATGGTCTCGGCCTTGACTGAGATGTGGTATCCCTACTGGGTTCTGGACGCCATGTTCCCGAAGTACAATCCGCTGGGCGTCATGTCCGGTAAGATTGACAACTTCTCGAACGTGGAGTATCGCAAGGGCTTCGTCTGTGGAGACGTTATGTACTATGTCCCCACTAACGGCGCGCAGCCCATTGAGGCCCAGCTCACCGAGATGACTGAGTCCTGGTCAGACAGCGGTTTCACGCAGACGCCTGCCATCTCGATGGCTTCTCGAAACAAGTGGACGGGTGACACATTCCGTCTCAACTACCTACGAAAGGGGCCCGGCATCGTGATCGAGCCTCGAGACGGAGATTTCGCAAATGCCTCTATCTAGTGGTTTCTACAATTCAGTTAACGGAGACAGGGTCTATGACGCCGAGCAGTTCGGCGCCCTGTTCGACGGAATCATCTCGGATGGTGTGTTCCCGAATGTCGGCGACCACTTCCTGGTACGTCCAGGAACCAACGAGATGGCCGTATATGTTGGATCCGGCAAGGCTTGGTTGAACCGTCGTTGGGTGGAGAACACCGCTGACGAGAAGCTGTCCATCAGTGCTGCGCACGCCTCGCTTGACCGAATCGACTCGATTGTGCTGTCTGTCGACAACAATAAGGCAGTCCGAGCCGCTCGACTCGAGGTGCTGACCGGTCAGGCTTCTGGTAGCCCACAGGCTCCTCTGCCGACAGATACCCCTGGTAAGAAGTACATGGTGCTCGCCAACATCCGGGTCCTCAAGGCTGCTCGACAGATCTCCCCTGAGCACGTCTCCTCTCGAGTCGGATACGGTGGTTCTAACGGCGCCCCCTACATTGGCGGCCCGGCGAACACGATTGACCTTGCTGGCCTCCAGAACAAGCTGCAGGGTGAGTTCGACACCTGGTTCAAGGCGGTCCGTGATGCACTGACTCAGGCTGGTGGAAACACGGCTACCGAGGTCGCCAACCTTAAGGCCTCTGACACAGCTCAGAACCTCAAGATCGCCAATGTCGAGTCTCGAGTCGGGACTAACGAGAGCAAGCTGGTCAACATCAACTCCGCTCTCAACAACGCTAGCACTCTCTTCCAGATAGCTAGCCGAGGAAATGCGGGTCTTCACAACTCTCTGTTCCGTGGGGGATCCCTTGGTAACAACGTGAACCCGTATCTCACGTCGATCCGTAACGGGACCTTCGACAACATGTTCCTGGGCGACTACTTCTCGATCAATGGCGTCACTTGGCGTATTGTCGCATTCGACTACTTCTACGGAATCGGCTATCCCAAGTACCTCCGGCACCACGTGATCGTCCTCCCGGACCAGCCCCTCTACACGAGCCGGTACAATGACACGAACAACATCCCGACGGCGTTCACCTCGTTCGAAATCGGCCGAACTGGTCTGAACCGAGCCATCTCCACGGCTCAGGGTGCATTCGGTACTGGGAACGTTCTTCAGCCCCTGACGAAGTTCCCGACCTCCTACAACAACCTCTCGCAGATCACTGGTTCGGACTGGCTGGCCCACACGGCCGGTCTTATGACCGAGGACATGATCTTCGGACGTCAGGCCCTCTCGAGGCACGACTTCCAGCGAGGGGACCTCGGCATCGGGCGTTTCCCGATCTTCGAGCTGGCCAAGAACTACATCGCTTGCGAAAGCAACTACTGGACTCGAGACATCGCTACGACGAACTCCTCGATCTATGTGGGTACTGACGCATCTGAGTACACCGCGGCCTACACCTCGGAGCAGGGCGTCCGTCCCTACTTCGCGATTGGATGACATGCAGCACTTCGGTCTGAATCCAGTCCTGGACATGAGCCTGGCCATCGTATTCTCGGTGCTGGGCTCATCCGGGATCTGGGCATGGATTATGAAGCGCGGGGAAAGGAAGTCAGCCAGTACCCAACTGCTGCTTGGTATGGCGCATGACCGCATCGTCTATGTCGGAAAGACATATCTTCACCGAGGCTACCTCACGCTCGACGAGTATGAGGACTTCATGAAGTACCTTTACGAGCCCTACTCCGAGTTTGGAGGAAATGGGCTTGCTGAGAGGATTGTCGATGAGGTCAAGCGCCTACCAATCGTCCCCACTCCCAGACCTCCCGCAAAGAAGAAACAAGATGGCTAAGCACCTCAAGGAGAAACAGATGACGAACAAGTCCTACGACATCCTCAAGTGGGTTGCTCTGGTTGCCCTCCCGGCTACCTCTGCGCTCTATGTCACTCTGGCAGCCCTGTGGCACCTTCCCTACCCGACTGAGGTCGCAGGGACGATTGCCGCTGTTGACACCTTCCTTGGTGTGCTTCTGGGCGTCAGCTCGAACAAGTACACGGGCAACCAGCCCTCCGGGGCCCTGCACGTGGACGAGTCTCAGGGTATTCACGCCACCTTCGACCAGGGCGTCGGCGAGATGCTCCGTAACGGTAAGGTGACGCTGGACGTCAAGCAGGTCTAAGCGAGAAAAACCTGTCCTATTATGAACCCTAGAAAGGAGCCACTATGAAGAACCCCGACCCCATTCAGCAGACCATCGAGTCAGCTCTGAAGGATGCCGAGCTTCACGATCCCTCATCGGATGACTACACCACCATTGTTCGCAATGTTGAGACTCTCGCAAAAGCCAAAGCCCTTGGCGAAAGCAAGAAGCTCAGCAAGGATGCAATTCTTGGTGCGGTCACCTCGATGGCCGGTATCCTAGCCGTCCTCCAGTACGAGCGACTTGCTGTCGTCAGCTCGAAGGCATTCGGGCTCATCATGAAGGTTAAACCCTTCTGAGATTCGTCAGGCCCCCTGTGTAATACGCATGGGGGGCTTGGCTTATCTTTTTTGCCCGCGAGAAAAACGGAGAGTATAATGAAACCCTGACATAGAAAGGATACTCTCATGAACCTCTCTCCCGCCGCTGCACAGGCCGCCCTCGACTACGCTGAGGAGCTTGCTGCAACTGGACTGAGCTCGACTGAGTACGACCACCTCTATCTCTGACAAGTCTCTACCCCTGAACAAGGGGTATAGGCTTCGTCGAATTTTCCCGCGTTTATGTTTTTAGTCACATTAGTCACAGGAGTCGCAGAAATAACACATGGTATAATGAAGACCCTAGAAAGGAACCACAATGACCACTCTCGTTGCCCTCATTGCCCTCCCCTTCGTCGTTATCGGCGCCCTGCTGATTTTCGCCGAGGTATTCGGCAAGAAGAAGCAGTGGAACTGATATCCATCACCTCTTCAGCCAAAGATCCCGCCACGGGATCTAGGCTTTTCTTTTTTTTTTCGCAAATATAACCTGGTGTATTATGAAGACCCTACTACGAAAGGACACACCATGCTTACCGCTGTCATTTCCCTCTCGATCGCCACCCTGATCCTCCTGGTTATGAACATCATCGCTAGCCTCATCGTTATCTCGTTCCTCCAAAAGAACGACGACCTCGAAGAGGAGCAGAAGGTGCTCAAAGCCAAGATCTTCCTCAAGGATGACACAATCGCGAAGAACATGAAGCTCCTCAAGCAGCAGTCTGACCGCATTAAGGAACTCGAGAACCGTATCTCGTTCTGATACGGAGCCGTACCCCCATCAAGGGGTATAGGCTTTTCGCGGATATTTCCTGGTGTATATTGAAGACCTACGAAAGGAAAGACCATGCTCTACATCGCACTTGCAATTACGACCATGCTCACCATTTTCTACGGGATTGCTTATAACGAGCAAAAGCACCAGACCTATACATTCAAATGTAAAGTCCGATTGCTTGCTTGCGATAACAAGATCCTGCAGGAAAAGCTGGACAAGGCCAAGCGCAAGGAAGAGATGGACGAACACCCTATCTATTCCCGACTCTAGTCTAAGCCGTACCCCATTAACTTGGGGTATAGGCTTTCGCGTAAAAAACTATGACTATAATGAGACCCCTCTACTCGAAAGGAACCACTATGGACACCAACGACACCACCGTCGAGACCAACGAAAAGGTTTTCGAGTTCAAGTTCAACAAGGACGCTCTCGTCCCCGCTATCAAGCGGAACGCTACCAAGCTCATTGCTGGAGCCGCTGTATTCGCAGCAGGCACCGCTCTGACTCTGATGGCGATCCGTTCGGTACCGGAGATCGAGGAATCCGAAGAGCTTGAGCACGACGACCTTGACGAGGCAGACGCTGTCGAGTCCGAAGACTCTGACGACTGAACTCTCACCTATAACCCGACTTGGGTTATAGGCTTTTCTCGAGAAAGGACATACTATGGAGTTCGGGCAATGGCTCGGGATATATGGAATGCTCTGGCTCATTTGGTTAGAGCTTCGCACGATTAGAAAGAAGATGAAATGAAATACCTAGCCTCTTTTATGATCGCTGATGACTGCTAAGGATGAAGATGAATGACTGGACTATTGCGGCTATATGCGCACTCCTCATCACGAGCGTACTTATCATCATCGCACTCGGACTCGGAATTCTCATCAAGACGGGGCTTATGGTGGGCCTTGTGGTCCTGTCTGTACTTGGGGTCGGACTGACACTACATCTGTAGCCCGCGAGAAAAACGGGGTGTATTATGAAACCCCTCGTTTGAAAGGACACATCATGACCCGCATTCTCGTTTCGACCATCAAGACCGTGACATTCATCCTCGGTATTGTTCTCGCATCCTGCTTTATCGGCAGGGGCGCAAACAACCGTATGAAGCACGTCCTGACGGTTCAGCAGCGATTCATTTCGCGTCGTGACAACCGACTCAACCGCTGGTAATCCAGCTCTATACCCCGACATGGGGTATAGGCTTTGTCGAACTAGAAAGGAGCACAAATGTTCGACGGCGACATCATCACTTACGTACTCATGGGTCTCATCTTCCTTCTCCTCATGATCGCGATCTGGGGATCTGTTCTTTGGGTCTGGATGATGACCGGACCTTTCATGGCCAAGATCATCTGGACGGTTGCTATGGCTGCTCTGACGTTGATACTCGTAGTGATGAGCTTGGTGGTGGCTGACTGATGCTAGTAGTACTACTAGGTCCGAGCTGCTCAGGCAAGACGACATTCCAGAAGGAGCTGGTGAAGGATGAGGGATACCATGCAGTCCGCACTGCAACGACCAGACCTAGGCGTATGGGAGAGGACCTATCTTCCTACTACTTCCTCAAGGATCAAGCATTTGCTGAATGGGAGGAGAGAGGCGATCTCCTGTGTGTTGAGACCTTCCGAGGATGGCGATACGGTGTTCCTCGAGACGAACTGGTCCGATCTCCATCTAAACCAAACCGAGTCGTCATCCTCACCGTCGGAGGGGTCCTGGAGCTCCTGGCTCGACATGCTGACATTATCACAGGAGACGCTCTGTCCGTACTCTATCTCGGTGTTGATGGCGTCACCGCAGAGTCTCGTGCTTTCCGACGAGGAGATGGACGACGAGAGTACCTCCGCCGAATGGCCGCCGATTCGATCGACTTCCGACACTTCCCCAAGGAGAACGGTGTCTGGGAGTTTACGCCGGATTATATCCTGGATTGTATCAACAATCCGCAGAACTGGAAACTGACCCCCAAGCTCAAGAAGCTGGAAAGGAAGCACTCATGAACATCATCTGGTGGACTCTGTATATTCTGGGCGCTCTTACGATCTGCATTCTCTGGACGCAGCTGATGGCCCTGATCGGTACCTGGCTCAAGGCATATCGAGACAGTAAGGACCCGCTTACTCTGACTCGAAAGGATATCCAGTCTCTCGTGCGGATGGAGATCGATGCGTATCTAGGCAAGGAGGACAAGTGATCAATGCGAACGGTTGTGCGCAATTTATCAAGGCAAACGCGCCGGCGATTCTCGCAGCCTCCGCGTGCATTGGGACCGTCACTACTGCCATCCTCACGGCGAAGTCTACGACGCTCGCAATTGAACGGATCGCCGATTATTGCGAAGATAACCTCCGGTCGCCAGATGACCTCTCCTGGCGGGAGAAGTTCGCAATATCTTATCGGGTTTACATTCCCCCGGCCATTGCAGGGGTTGCAACTCTGGTATCGATTGTCGCGGCGAACCGTATTCAGTACGCTCGCGGTGCGGCGTTCGCACTGGCGTATTCCGGTAGCGAAGTGGCGTTTAGAAGATATCGCGAGGCGGTGTCGGACGTGGTTAAACCGAAGGACGTACAGAAGGTTGCGGCCCGCGTTGCAGAGAAATCGGTTCAGGAGGCTGGTGAACCACGTCCCGGGACTGTCCTTGTGGCCTCATCAGGAGATGTTCTGTGCTACGATACTTTCTCAGGGAGGTATTTCAAATCTGACATCGAAACCATTCGCCGAGTCGAGAACAACATCAACGGACAGCTCAACTCAGAGTGTTACGCTTCCCTTAACGAGTTCTACTCCGGACTTGGGCTTCCGCCAGTGTCCGCCGGTGAGCTTGTTGGATGGTCTGATCCCAACGCCCTCAGTGTGGAATTCGGGTCTCTCCTTACCGAGAAGGGGGAGCCTGTCCTGACCATCGATTTCTTGGTCGCACCCAAGGAAAACTACTTCAAGATCAACTGAAAGGAAACAACATATGTTCACCCACGTTATTCGAGTCAAGGGCTTCTTCGACGACGAGCCCACCACCAAGAAGCTCTACTTCAACCTCTCTCGTCGAGAGATCTTCGAGTTCATCAGCCGGTATGAGGGCGTCAAGTCCTTCGAGCAGATGCTCAAGGTGGCTACTGACAATGAGGACCGCCTCACGATGATCCGATACATTGACGATCTCGTGGGCTCTGCTTATGGCGAGCGCCAGGGCGACCGCTTCGTCAAGAACGACGTCATCAAGGAGTCCTTCCTCAACAGCCCCGAGTACGAGGCATTCTTCGAGGAGCTCATGGACAAGCCTCACGTGGTGAAGGCCTTCTACGACGGCATCATGCCTGCCAGCGTCATCAAGTCCGTCATGAACGACCCCAAGTACAAGCAGCTTGAGGAGGACGCGAAGAAGGCGGAGATCGACGCACTCTGACATATTTGGGGGCCCTGGAGAAATCTGGGGCCCCCACCTCTCTCAAAGGAGCCACTATGGCGAATGCACCAATCCGCCCCAACCTACCCTCAAACAGCAAGATCACTGAACGTAAGAAGATCGAGCAGGTGACCTCGAAGCCTGCGGCAAAGAAGAAGCAGAGCTTTGGTACGAAGGCCGTAGCCGCTTTCGTCGGAGAGGATATTGAGAATGTTGGCCAGTATCTACTTTACGACGTTGCGATCCCGGCTATTAAGAACACACTCTCCGATCTGGTTTCGCAGGGCGTGGAGCGTCTCCTCTTCGGAGAGTCTTCGCCTCGCCCACGCAGCGGATCTTCAACCCCCCGAGTCTCCTACGGCTCGTACTCTAGACCAGGCATGGCACCAGGCAACCGACGAGATGCTTCACCTCGTACCCGTCGCTACCATGACTTCTCGGAAATCGAGCTTGAGTCCAGGGATGAGGCTTATCTCGTTATCGACCGACTCGGAGACCTCATCGAGGAATACGGTCTTGCCACCGTTGCGGACCTGTACGACTTGTGCGGAATCACTACCGAATACACTGACGAGAACTGGGGCTGGACTTCGGCCCGGTACATGTCGGTGATCCGTAGCCGTCGAGGCTACATGCTTCAGCTCCCGAAACCGGATCACATTAATTCACGATGAATCCACAGCAAGTGCGGCTAGAGCTTATCGCCGCCTACCCATACTCAGACAAGTGGCGTCGCCGTGTTGAACGCATGGAAGACGACCAGGCAATCGCTATCTACCTTCGACTCAAGAAAGCAGGACGTATCAAATGAATCTTGGAATTGTTACCCGTCTCGCTGGGCGCGCTGGGCTGGTGCTCAGCAAGCATGCCCCGACAATCCTGACCGCCGCCGGAACTGCCGGGTTTATCGGCACCACCATTCTCGCCTCCAAGGCTACGCTGAAGGTTGAGGAGACCATTGCTGAGGAGACAGCTCTTCTCGTCAAGGTCCACGAGGCTCACGAGGCCGGCAAGCTCGAGGACAAGGACGCCCTGCACGACAAGGTTGTCCTCTACACCCGAATGACCACTAAGCTTGCGAAGCTTTATGCCCCCGCCCTGATTCTTGGTGCGGCCTCCATCGTCTCGCTGGCCACGGGGCACGGTATCATGCTCAAGCGGAATGCCTCCCTGGCAGCTGCCTATGCTGCTGTCGACAAGGCCTTCAAGACCTACAAGAAGAAGGTTGAGTCGAAGTTCGGTAAGGACGCGGTGATTGATGCCCTTGTTTCCACCGCAGATGAGGACCTCACTAAGAACGAGTTGACGATGGAGGCTATTGCCGCCGTTGACGGAGTCTCGCCGTATGGCGTTATCTTCGACGAGACGAACAACAACTGGTCTGCTGATGAGGACCTTTCCATGCTGCACCTCAAGTGCCAGCAGCAGTATGCGAATGATATTCTCCAGACTCGTGGGCACATCTTCCTCAACGAGGTCTACAAGATGCTCGGCTTCCCGCACACTCCCGCTGGCGCTGTGACTGGCTGGGTCAAGGGTAACGGTGATGACTTCGTCGACTTCAACATCTTCGAGGGGACCTTTGAGGGCGAGGACGAGAAGGGCCGTACTGTCACCAAGTGGGCGCTTGACTTCAACGTCGACGGCGTGATGTACGACAAGATCTGAGGCGCATATGCTTGATCGAGTACTCGCATTTGGAGCCGGAGTTATCGCCGGCGGAGTGGGCGTATATGTCGTACTTGCTCGCAAGTTCGAGCGAGACTTCCAGGAAGCAACAATCGAGATCAACAAGGAGCTGGCTGAAATTGCTGAGTCGAAGCACAAAGAGAAGGTGGGAGAGAGCGCTGATCCAGAGGGTAGTGAACCAGAACCTGGACCAGTGGTACAGGAGTCTGTTGTGGATTACTCTCCGAGTCCTGTGGACGATTCCGACCAGGAGGAAGTAACCAAGCGTACTCTTGATAGGCAGCACTTCGAGGCCTATCAGATTACCGAGGCAGAGTACAACGCTCCTAATGCCCAGGAGCATGTCGAGCTGACCTACTACATGGAGGATGACGTCTTCGCCGACAATCGAGGCATCCCCCTTGCGAACACTTCTTGGTTCGACAACATCATCTCGGGTGTGTCAGCATCCGACTCCATCATCTACGTCCGAAGCATGAGCCGCCACGCGGACTTTGAGATCACTCTCATTGACGAGTCTTATGAGCATTCTGTCCTCGGAGTTGAGCCCTACGAGGATGAGTAATGATCGAGGCAGCACCGGATAACTCATATTTCGAGTGGCTTGCGGATCGAACGGGGGATACTCGGCTTGCTGAGTCCCCCGAGGAATCCTTCATGAGTCTGCTCGAGATCATGCACCAGACGCCGTTCAAGGTGACGATCGCGAACGACATCAACCGTGCACTGGATGGTATTGAGCTCCGTAAGGTATTTACTCGGGAGAACCCCGATGTATCTTACGTGTGGCTGAATGAGCAGGAATGCTCTATGCTCGAGATGTTCATCGCTTTGGCCGAGCGTATGGATATGATGCTTGAGGATGATGATACGCCATATTCCCTCGAATGGTACTTCTGGGAGATGGTAAAGAACTGTGGCCTCTACGAGTACAACGATGAGGCACTGTTCAACCCCCGCCACGAGGAAGAGGTAGAATCTATCCTCGAGCGGATCAATGCACGGGACTACACGAAGATGGGGCACGGATCCATGTTTCCTCTTCGTGCTATCCCCCTGCACGGCGCACGTGATATGCGGAAGGCAGAACTCTGGGCCCAGATGAATGCTTACGCAAACGAGAACTATATGTAAAGGAGACTCATGGATTTCTACCGAATCTGCGAGCGTACCACTAAAAGTGGAAAGGTGGAAATCTACCCTGAGTTCCTCGTCGGACGGTCGAGGGATATTCTAATTCAGGGGCGAGACTTCCAAGCCATATGGGACGAGGAGAAGGGGCTCTGGTCTACAGACGAGTTTGACGTCGCTACGTTTGTAGACCGGTCCCTCTTCGAACACCAAAAGAAACTCAACGGACAGCTCGAGACCGTTGTGAAACCCCTGTCCAACTACAGCAACGGACTATGGACCAGCTTCCAGACTTGGAAGTCCAGGCTTCCTGACAATGGCCAGGAGCTTAACAGCAAGCTCATATTTGCGGATAGTAAGCCTAGAAAGGAAGACTATGCAACCGCAAGACTACCCTACTCACTGGAGGACGGCACTCCGGACGCTTGGGGAAGACTTATTGGAGTCCTATATGATGAGGATGCTCGACGAAAGCTTGAGTGGATCATCGGCTCCATCGTGGCTGGGGATAGCAAACGGATACAGAAGTTTGCCGTCCTATATGGTCCGCCCGGGTCTGGTAAGTCCACCGTCCTCAATATTCTGGAACTCCTCTTCCAAGGCTACACAACTACATTTGATGCAGGAGCTCTTGGATCCAAGTCAGATCAGTTTGCGACCAGTTCTCTTGCCAAGAGTTCGCTCGTGGCCATCGACCAAGATGGAGACCTGTCCCGGATCGAGTCCAACGGGCTCCTCAACAGCATCGTCGCTCATGAGACCATTCTCATCAATGAGAAGGGCGTTCGACGATTTCCCAAGCGAGTTAATGCGATCTTGTTCATCGGGACTAACAAGCCTGTTAAGATCACAGACTCCAAGTCCGGTATCATCCGTCGACTTATCGACATCTCCCCTACCGGGGACAAACTGGATATCAGTGAGTATCAAACTCTCATGACCCAGATCCGGGATGAGCTCGGACAGATCGCAAATCATTGCCTTGAGGTGTATCGTAGTCTTGGTAAGCACTACTACGATGGATACCGACCTCAGGAGATGATGATGAACACCAACGTCGTGTTCAATTTCGTTGCTGAGAATTACCTCCAGTTCAAGGAGGATGACGGGGTAACACTGAACATGGCGTACAAGATGTATAAGGAGTACTGCGCAGAGAGCAATATCCCGTACCCGAAAAGCCGGCACATATTCCGAGAAGAACTGCGAGACTACTTTGACGACTTTCAAGAGCGAGTTCAACAAGGAGGAAACCGGTATCGAAGCCTATACTCTGGATTCAGGACATACCTCATCGATGCCCCAGAGCTCGAACCAAAGCCCGAAGAGCCCTACTCCCTCGACCTCGACCAGGAAGAATCCATTCTCGACGAAGTCCTCATGGAGTGCCCGGCTCAGCAAGCAGGGCCTTCTGGAACTCCGCAGTTCCGATGGGCGAACGTTCGCACTCATCTGAAGGACATCGATACTCACGAGGTCCACTACGTCAAGGTTCCTGAGAACCATATCGTCATTGACTTCGATATCAAGACGGATGGTAAGAAGGACCTGAACCGCAACCTTCAGGAAGCCTCAAAGTGGCCTCCAACCTACGCAGAGACAAGCCAGGGCGGAAACGGCATCCATCTCCACTATATTTATGATGGTGACCCTACTGAACTGGCACGACTCTATGACGAAGACATTGAGATCAAGGTCTTCACGGGAGACTCATCCTTGAGGCGGAAGGTTACGCACTGCAACAACATCCCGGTAGCTCATATTTCGGAGGGGTTGCCACTTAAGGAGCGCAAGGTGATAAACAAAACCACCATGGCGAATGAGAAGAAGCTGAGAGACCTGATCGAGAGGAATCTGCGCAAGGAGATTCATCCTGCGACGAAACCCTCGATCGATTTCATTGCCAAGATCCTCCGAGACGCCCAGGATCAGAACATGATCTACGACGTCAAGGATCTGAAGCCACGGATTCTCGCATTCGCCATGAACTCGACGCATCAGGCAGATGCAGCCATCAAGACTGCGATGGAGATGCCGTTCACCAACGAGGACCCTGAGGTAAATACCATCGGGTTCCCTTCTGATGAGCTGGTATTCTTCGATGTAGAGGTCTTCCCGAACCTGTTCCTTGTGAACTGGAAGGTGAAGGGCAATCCGGTTGTCCACCGGATGATTAACCCCACCCCCGAGGAGATCGAGGCCCTCTGCGAGATGCGTCTCATTGGCTTCAACTGCCGGAAGTACGACAACCATATCCTCTACGCTCGTACGTTGGGTTTCAACAATGCCAAGCTGTATGACTTGAGCAAGAGGATCATCGAGAACAGCGTCACTGCTGGATTCGTTGAGGCCTACAACCTGTCCTACACTGATGTGTACGACTTCGCAGCTACCAAGATGTCCCTCAAGAAGTGGGAGATCGAGCTTGGGCTGCATCACCAGGAGCTCGGGCTTCCCTGGGACGAGAATGTCCCCGAGGAGCGCTGGGAAGAGGTGGCGGAGTACTGTGATAACGACGTTATCGCAACCGAGGAGGTCTTCAACCATCTCCATGCGGACTGGCAGGCCCGTCTTATGCTTGCCCAGCTGTCTGGTTTGACGCCGAATGACACGACGAACAAGCACAGTCAGTTCATTATCTTCGGGAAGAACAGGAATCCCCAGGATGAATTCGTATACACCGATCTCTCACAGCAATTTCCTGGCTATCAGTACTCTTTCGGTAAGTCTACCTACCGCGGCGAAGAAGTGGGCGAAGGCGGGTACGTCTACGCCGAGGAAGGGATCTATGTCGACGTCGCCCTTCTCGACGTTGCGAGCATGCATCCCACGTCAATCGAGTGTCTCAACCTCTTCGGAGACAGATACACTAAGCGTTTCAGCGAGATCAAGCAAGCCCGAGTAGCGATTAAGCACCACGATGACAAATCTGCCAGAGCACTGCTCGATGGGGCTCTGGCCCCCTTCTTGGAGGAAGGCGTCGATTACGAGGCCCTGGCCTTCGCACTCAAGATCGTCATCAACTCCGTGTACGGCCTCACTGCGGCGAAGTTTGCCAATCCGTTTAAGGACCCGCGGAACGTGGACAATATTGTTGCGAAGAGAGGTGCGCTATTCATGGTAGACCTCAAGCACTTTGTCCAGGAGCAGGGCTTCGACGTGGCGCACATCAAGACCGACTCGATCAAGATCCCGAGGGCTACTCCCGAGATCATCGAGAAGGTTATGGAGTTCGGCAAGCAGTACGGCTACACCTTCGAGCATGAGGCCACTTACGACCGTATGTGCCTCGTGAACAAGGCCGTCTATGTCGACTACTGTGACGGACACTGGAGTGCTACCGGTGCCCAGTTCCAGCACCCCTACGTCTTTAAGGAGCTCTTCTCGAAGGAGGAGCTCGATATCAAGGACGTGGCGGAAACCAAGAGCGTCACCACCGCTCTGTACCTCAACAATGGCTCGGAAGAGAACCCTGAGATGGAGTTCGTCGGTAAGACCGGCGCCTTCGTCCCCGTGAACCGTGGAGGCGGGATCCTTCTCCGCGAGAAAGATG